TTTAATTTATTAATTCACAAATCAAAATTTTAAATATATGGCAACTTTTGAAGCTGGACAGTTCAGAATCGGACTTGTAGGCACTCAAGCGCAGGAAATGCTTTTCAAACCAGTATTTTTTGACGCTGAAATCGAAGATATTTTCGAGACAATGGTTCTCGTGAACAATAAGCAACAAATTGGCTACGTTGGCGCAATGGAGGATATTATGCAGCTGTCAGGCGGTTGTGGTTGGACTCCAAAAGGTTCGCTCGGCTTGTTTGAAAGATGTATCGAAGTTGACGAAATCAAAGTTAATCTTGAGCTTTGTTATGACGAATTTGTCGGTACAGTTTATAAGCAAAAGCTTAAAGCTGGCTCAAACAGTTCTAACCTCGAGGGCACAATCTTTATGCAAATTTTGATGACTCGCATGGTGCAGGCTTTGCGTAAGCAAATGTTAAAGGTGGCTTTCTTTGGAAACAAAGCAAGTGTTGACGATGCGGTGAACATTACGGACGGTATGTGGTCGGTTTATATTCCTCAATTGGTTGCTGGTAACTTAGTACCTTATATCAACTCAAACTCTGGTACTCCGCTTGGCGCTGGTGACGGTATCGACCTTTTGACTGCAGTTTGGGAAAATAGCTCAAATGTTTTGGCGGCTGTTCCTGAAGCTCAAAAAGTGTTTTTAGTTTCTGCTAATGTTTACAGACAATACCTGCAGGATCTTCAAAACAACGGGGTAAGCTCTGCGGCTCATTTGACGCTCTTAACTAATGGCGCTCAAAGATTGACATTTAACGGCATAGAAGTTCGTCCAATGTACGACTGGCAGCAATACGCGGCTCAATACCTTAATGTGACAGATGCTAACTTTGTTCTTTATACTGAGCGCACTAACTTTGTTTTAGGTACTGATATCGCAAATCCGATTAACCAGTCGATCGCTTGGCACGACGAAGAGGATGAGAAATTGAAAGTAAAATCTAAATTCTATTTAGGTTTCAACTACAAACATTCAGACCTTATCACAGTTGCATACTAATTTTTTTTAACCTAATAAAAATATAAATATGATCTGTTTAACAACAGGTTTGAGAATAGCCTGTGCTAATGCCTGCGCGGGTGATTTAGCAAAGTTTTGGGTCGCTTCGAAAGAGGACGTATCCGCTTTGAATATCACGGCTGGCGAGATTGACACGATCACAATGGTAGGCGCTACAAAATTTTATGAGTTTGAGCCTTATCAGGAAACTGCCAACTTTACAGAAACTGGCGAAAGAGTAAACTGTAATACGGTTATTACTCAAACTTTGGTTGCTATCTTTCCGTGCCACGCTTTGGCAACTAGAGAGGCAATTAAGGAATTGCAAGACTGCTGCTGCGGATTTATCGTAATTCACGAAGAGAACAACGGCACACGTTGGATGTGGGGCGCTCCTGATGTGCTTACAACTTTGGGAATTGCATATCCTGCTCAGCTGACTAACTTCGAAACAGTTACCGGCACAGCAATTAACGACCAGAACCAATCGACTATTACTTTGACGTCAAGAGGTACGGTTCAGGCTATTCCAGTAGCTTCAAGTGTAACTATTCCAGTCTAATTTTTGGATTTTGGGGAATTCATACGGAGGGGGAGGGTGTTTATCCTCTCCCTTTTTTAAATTAAAAATCTGTTTTTATGTTTAAAGTAAAAGAAAAATTCATTGATTGCACGGTTTATAATACAGAATTTACCGTACATTTGTCAAAAGCTACGCAGGAACAACTCGAACATCTTTATCATATAGGTTTTAAAGGGGTTGAGTTTATAGGCAAAAAGCCAAAAAATAAGCCAGTAGACAACTTTAAAGCAGAAACGACAGATAATATCAATGAGTAGAAGAAAAGTCGCTATATCTGGCGAAATTAAGCCAAAGAATGACGTTTATGCGTGGGGCTCTCTCAATAATGGGGTGCATCCGTTCAAAGTTGACGACATTTTTCGGGAGCCGAGCAAAGAGCTTTTAGACCGTACGGTCTGGACGTACGTTCCGTTCAGTACATACGACCTTTGCAGGCTTGACAGGTTGCAGGCAATTTGTAATAATTCGCCAACTACGGCTGGCATAATTCAGCAAAAAGTAAATTATTTAGGTGGCGACGGCTTTTATACCGTACCCGCTGCGACAATGTCGATGCTTGCCAGTTTAAAGACAGCAAGGGCGGAGGCAGGAAATAACAGAGGATCAGATCCAAAGCCTTAACGACTGGCTTACCTTATTAACTCCTGAGGGTTTGAATGTCGAGGAACTGACAGCTAAAATTGCAAAGATTTTGCGAGCTTTGGCAATGCCTTTATTGAAGTTCAAAGAATAAAAGTAGGTCAGACAAAAAAATATTATTTGCGGTGCCTGCCAATTAACTGGTGCCGACCTCGAAAGGCTGCAAAGGATAGTATTTATCCTACTCATATTGGCGTTTCTGACGAATTCGAGGAGGCGTGGGAAATCACTCCGCAAAATGTGACTGACCTGCCTATCTTTCCAGTATTTGAGAAAATCGGAGGGGTTGAAAAGATCCCCACCAAGTACGCGCATTTCGTGGAATTTGGCACAGCACCTCATCCCGCTGGCAAGGGTGATCTTACGAATGAAACCCTGCTCAGCCGCAAGGGAGCAAAACGCAAAGCGCAGGGTGCCATTCATCCCGGTTCCGCTCCGTTTCCGTTTCTTCGCAGGGCGTGGGATGGCAACAAAATCAAGGCGATTGATGTGATCGCCAAGGTCTTGACTGACACAATCCAAGAGGGTTCGGCATGAGCGCAAGCAAAGCACTCCGGGCCCGACTGGTGGATGATGCGACCATGACCGGACTGGTCGGGACCCGCATTTATCCAGGGCGAGCTCCGCAGAATGTCAAGCTCCCTTACATCGTTTACCACCGGATCAGCACCGTGAGGGCAGCGACCCTTGATGTGGGCAATGCCAAGGTGCCAGAGGTCAGGATGCAGTGCGATGTGATCGCCGCCACCCAGGCGGAAGTCGAAACAATTCTGTCACGCATGCGGGTCGTGATGGACAATTTTCGCGGCACCTCCGCAGGGGTGACCGTGCTCGGCGTCAGTGTGGATGATGAGCAGGACCAGCCCGAATTTTACGAAGGCTCGGACACCGTGTTCTATCATTCGAGTTTGGACTTTTCCATCATCTATAGGGAGGCATAAAGCCATGGCAGCAGTAATCACCAGCGGAACAACCTTGACCATCGGTGGCACATCGCTCACCGGGGTTACCGACATCACCCCACCGAGCTCGACTCGCGGGATGATCGACACCACCCATCTCGGAAGCGCCTCCATGATCGCACCACCGAACTCGGTGAAGAATCCCTCAACCTCGCCAGCGAGCCGGGCATAGATTCCCTTGAGCGTGTTTGCCTGTTGCTCGAGCTGCGTGATCACCTTGGGATTCGATTGCAGATTGTTTATAGCGTTGAGCGCATCGGCGGTTCCGACCTCTTTTCGAGCCAAAAGTTGCATCGCCTTCTCAGCAGTGACTGCCTGCCCTGTAACTTGAGAAAGCCGCTGCGCCAGCGCCTCATAGACTGGTAGACCCAATGCGGCAAGCTGCTCAAAATCAGATAACTGCACCTGGCTTGTCCTGATCATCGATTGACTGATTTCGCCGAGCTTCGCAAACACATCACCCGCACCGGACCCGGCGACCTGGGAAATTGTCCCGAATGACTGGAGCCTTCTCGCAGCGTCGGAGCTGGACACCCCGAGAGTCAGAAACCCGGTGGCGAGCTTGCCGATTGCTTCTTGGGCGATGCGTCCTTGATTGGCGATCTCGTTCATTGCGCCGCCGATTTCAGCCGCTCCGGCATCGCCTGCGAGACCCTTGATCCTAGTCAGGATCTCCTCGGTGTTTGCGAATGCCATCACCGCGCGGTCGTAGATCTTGTAGACTCCATAGCTCGCAAGAGCCCCGCTGATCACGGTGATCGGGTTGGTTACCAGGTTGATCACCTTGTTGTAAATTGCGGATGCCGCCGAGGTGATCTTGGTCTCGACATGCGTGAGAAACTGGCTGAGTCTGCTTTTTGCTTTTTGTTCCTGGGCCGCGCTCTGGGTTTGTTCTCTCCCACCCTGCGTGATAAGTTTGAAGGCATCAGCGCCAGACATCGCACCGGATGAGATCCGCTTCATGACCTCTGCGGTCGTGACCGCCTTGCCCTCAACCTTGGTAAGCTCCTTGGCAAGAGCGTCGAATGCCTTGACCCCCATCGACTCCAGCGCTTGAATATCCTGGAGAAGAACCTTGTCACTTTGCCCGATTTTTCCAAGCACCCCGGCAAATGCCTTGGACGCTTCGCCCGAGTTCTTGGCAAATCTCCCGATGGATTTTCCAAACTTCTCAAGCGTGCTGGTGATGCCATCAGCGTCAAGACCTAGCTTCTTGAGGTTGACCGCAAACGCCAGGGCATCATCGGCCCCGAGCTTTGAACTCTTTGCGAATTTATGCAGGGCGTCACCCATGACCCCGGCGACATCCCGGTCAAAATGCTGCGAGGCCGCTTGCGTTACGGCCTCCAGTTTCCCCATGTCTTCCTTGACTTTGTCGAGGTTCTGGATGAAATCGGTGATCGACAGG